GTTTCATTATGCTATGCCATGCATCTCTCTCCAAGCTACCCAAGTAATAGCTTGAACGTGGAATGCTTTGTACTTCGTGCCTAGCTTTTTATTGATAGCCTTGGCAGTAGATACGTAAGCATCAGCGATTACCTTGTATTCACGTACTCCTACATTGGACTTGGCATCTGTCAAAGTATGCCTCTTGCCATAGTAGATGTTCTTTGCGTGTCCATCAACTACGCAGGTATCTTCACCCATTATGCAACCATAAAATGGTACAATCTTTTGTCCATTTAACAGAGACTTAACTTGTCCGATGTCGGACAGTCCAAGTATAAGCAAAGCCTTACGCTTGTTGGGATTGTATGTACACACTTTCACTCGCCACATATTTGCGTAAGCATTGTCTACATAGGCTTCACACATATTACGTGCATCTACTTTGTTACGTTCCCAATTATTGTTAGGTGACAAAGCTGATGCGACACCGACAACTTTCCACAGAGGTAGCCCTGTGTCTTTAGCGATCTGATTACAGTCACGCTTGGCACGTTTGTACCATGCGACACCATTACGTATCATAGCAGGTGTAGCTTTGTTAAAAGTTTTCATTATATTGTTAGTCATATTTTAATTCCATTTAAAGTGTCCAACGTTGGACGGTTTCATTTATCTTACTACATATACATATAATAAAATAGTATTCGTAAAACACTTATACTATTTATATTATTGTATATAGTAGAGTTGTCAAGCTCAAAATTATAATGAGCATTGATAGCAGTGCTATGCAGTCAAGTATAACTTGTCTCATGTTCCAATCCTTTCGCAGTTGTACAAGTATCCGTCTATCTCATACTCGTGTTGGATAATATCCATTGACTCCTGCGGCCAAGGGAAGGTGATATACATAGCGGCAAAGAATACCGCCATGCATAGTGTTGCGATCCAGAACGCTGTGATCTGTTCACGTTCAAGCATTAGATTTGCTCACTGTTTTCCAACCTGAATCCACTTTAAAACTACCCATTGGAACAACTTTAGTTGAAGTATTTTCATGGTTAATCTTAACCAACTCAATCAACTCAAGAGGGTCAATGTCGTTGGCTAGACAAGTCTTCATGATCTCTTTGGCTAGATCATACTTCGTAGTTGGTAATTGAGCTTGTCCAACATTGGACTGTTCAACTTCGTTAGAAGTAGCTTCACTAGGTGATACAGCTTCGCTGACTTTATCCTCAGTTGAAAGCGTAGCTTTGTTAGCTTTACTCATTGCTAATTGCAATGCAGTGAGTGATGTATATCCCTTTTTGCTATTAGCAATAAAGGCTTGGCAATCTTTTAGATTGTTATAGAACCACTTAGCTTCAGCTAATCTTCTACGATCAATTTTATTGATACCACACTTTACCTTGGTACTATTACCAAGTTCAATCTGATGCATCAGGTGACCTAATCTGACCCATAAACCTTTAGGTTGTTTGTCTGAGCCATTGAACTGAGATACATTTACAATGTCTCTCTTGAACTGATTCGCATCTTTACGATCTCTGCTACGCAGTTCCTTTGCAATAGCTTGACCTTCGGTTTCAAGAGTACCTAACTGTGATTGTGTATTTGATTGTGACATATTAACTCCATTGATTTTGTCCAACGTTGGACTGTTGCTTCGATGAATCACTTAGATCACAGGACAAATTAAATGTCAACATCTTTCCCTGCGCATAATGCGGTTGTGAAAGAGCGCACATGACACACGCTATGACCTGCGCTATGATGCACGTGATGTGATCGTGATGTGCGTATGTGATGCACGTGATGTGTCTGTGTGTACGTGTGTGACACATGACATGACCCACGTTACGTAGGGGGTGTATATCTGTACAAGCATCGGCTCCGTTACACACCTTCAGTGTGAGATTTCCATGATAATAAACATGCTTTAGTATGGCAACTGATTGCATATCACTTGTCACAGTCAGCTAAGTAGCTGATTTTGTTACATATTCTATGGAATATGAAGTGTTGACATGTTATTTTATGCAATTTTATAGCAAACACCAGAGGTGAACAGCGATTTGACCTTGCATTAGCGTGGGCAGGCAGCGGCCAGGGGGGGTGCGCTAGATACTATATACATATATCTACACAGATCTGGAAAATAGGGTGTTAACCACAATGTATATAGTCGTATACACACAGGGATTGGATAGATTTGTGATCACAAAAGATGACATATTTACACTTTATTTGAATATAATATATTTTAGGGGTTGACATGGTTTCGTAAATGTGTAAAACTAAGTATAACACAACACAACACAACACTTAAAGTGTTACACTAAACTACTAAATAGTTATAAATAAATAACACTTATATGTAACATTTTAAATGGTATTACAAAAAAGATAAGAATACACTTTAAATGTAACACTTTAAATGCCACCCTTCTATGATATTCCGTATAAATAAATATTCGTAATATATAAATTAGTTATTGACAATGGCACAAAAATCAGTAAAACTATATACAGACAAAGTTTTAGAAACTTTCTATGATCAATTACTAAACGGTAATGTAGATAACTTACATATACCGCATAGTGATGTTTTTTACGTAAGAGCAGCTTGCGAAGCGAGATACGGTAGAACGTTTACTCTTAAACACGTAGAAGATGCAATGAAAGCCGAAGGATGGAAGGAACAGTCTTACAGTGACCCGAACTACCAAAACAAAACCAAAAGCTAAATCAAAGGTAAATGAAGCAGGTAACTATACGAAACCTGCTATGCGTAAAAGATTATTCAGTAGAATTAAAGCAGGCACTAAGGGTGGTAAAGCAGGTCAGTGGTCTGCACGTAAGGCTCAGATGTTAGCTAAAGCATATAAAGCTGCTGATGGAGGATATAAATAATGCACAGTAAAATAACTAAAAGAAAATTAAAAAAGGTTATATCAGGTTTAAGTAAAGCATCCCGAACACACGCTAAACAAGCTAAGACACTAAAAAGTATTGTTAAAAATGGCAAAAAGAAAAGATCCTAAAGTAGGAACAGGTAAGAAGCCTAAAGGATCTGGTCGTAGATTATACACAGATGAAAACCCAAAGGATACGGTATCCATAAAATTTGCTACAATGGCTGATGCAAAGGCTACGATAGCAAAAGTAAAACGAATAAAAAAACCCTACGCAAGAAAGATTCAGATATTGACAGTAGCTGAACAACGTGCTAAAGTAATGGGAAAGACAGCAATAGCTAATCTTTTCAAACAAGCTAAATCAGATTTGCGGAGGAAACATAAAAAGAATGGCGTATCTACAAAGTAACATTCCATATTTTAAAGCATGGGTAAGAAGAGAATATACATGTAATTTTGAACGATACCACGGTGAGTTTCTACATTGCATGGTAATAGCTGTGACGACTATGCCGAATAGATCACTGAGCTTCCAAGTCATCTTTACTGGTTGCGAATCAGATGATACAGACGAACCTAACGTACACGGTGGAGCAATGTGGGCGAGAATGCCTATTACTGCACTCGTAGGTGACACACCCGTAGAAGAGTGGGCAGAGGAGTTGCCAGCATACGCAGCACAGCCTTGGGATTGTATGTCACATGATCACTCAGTCTACGTGCTGAACAGGGCTACACCAGCCCCTTGGATGGCGAAAGTAGACGGTGAGTTCTATCCAGCTAAATACCTATTCACTGTAGACTACACAGGATCAGAGATAGCAGATGACCCTGCTCAACATAAACAGAGCCACGTATTAGAGCTAGTAGACGCTGCAGAGTACACAGGAAACATAGTAGCACTACCCAATAACAGAGTAAGAGTTACGCACCCTGCGTGGTTTGAGACAGGAGAAGGTGCGCCAGACTTCAAACCTAGTCAGAGAGTATTTCACTCTAAAGAAGATTTAGAATATGTGTGGAATACAGGTAGAGTATTTGATAATCTGTATAACGAGGAATAGTAATAATGAAGAAACCTCAAAAGTCGTTAGCTAAATGGACTAAACAAGATTGGAGAACGAAATCAGGTAAACCTTCCGCTAAGACTGGAGAAAGGTATTTGCCTGCCAGTGCTATTAAGTCTCTATCTAGTTCTGAGTATGCAGCGACTACTCGTAAAAAACGAGAAGACACAGCTAAAGGTAAACAATTCAGTAAACAACCTAAAAATATAGCTAAGAAGACTAGCAAGTTCAGGAGAACATAAATGAGTATAACGTATAGAGGTGAAACGTTTGCAGGATATAATAAACCTAAACGAACACCTAAACATCCTACAAAGTCTCACGTAGTTTTAGCTAAAGTAGGTGACGTTATAAAAATGATAAGGTTCGGTGAGCAGGGTGCGAGTACTGCAGGTAAACCTAAGTCTGGTGAGTCAGACAAAATGAAGAAAAAACGTAAAAGTTTTAAAGCGAGACATGCTAAAAATATAGCTAAAGGTAAGTTAAGTGCTGCCTATTGGGCTAATAAGGTTAAATGGTAAATAAAAGAAAAAGTAATGGGAAGTAGTATAGCTAAAGGCCTAATGAATAAAGGCGGTATAACTAATAAAAAAACTAAAGTAGGTTATATGGACTATCGTAAGGGTGGACTTTTTAAATAAAGGAAATATTATGGACAGAGAAGCGGCAGAGAAAAAACGTAATAAAGAATTAGTAGAGCTACGTAAAAAATATTTAGCTAAAAAAGGAAAAAAACCTGCCGATAAAAAGAAAGCTACTAAGCCTAAACTTACAGGACGTGAAGCAGTAGAAGCTAAACGAAAAGAAAAACTAGAAGCACTTAGGATAGCAGCTAAAACACGTAAAGCTCTTAAAGAGGATAAAAAATCAACAGCTCCTAAAAAATCTGTACGCCCTAAAGCTAGATCTACAACAGCAATACGTAGTAGTTCTACAATAAAACCCCAAAGAGAAAGTCGTAGAAATGTATTATCAGACTTTACTAGATTAGATAAATATATATCTGACTTAGATAAAAAAATTAAAGCAAATTCTGCAAAATTAAATAGTAGTACAAAAAATAAAATTGATATGGAAATGAAAAAATTAAGAAGACAAGGTAAAAATGGATTCGAAAAATCAGGCATGTTTACTAAAGCACAAATGGATGCTGCTAAAAAACGAATAAATGAAATGTTAAAAGAAAAATAATGTACCTTGCTATAATACTTTACTGTGCAGTACCTACAGATGCTACTTCCTGTGATGTAATGGTACGCAGAGATCATTTGTTTCAGTCAGAAATACAGTGTGAAGAACAAATAATACCTATGGCAAAAAGTTTACTGACTACAGGCCACTATGTAAAAGCTAAATGTTTTGAATTTAATCCTTATGGAGAAGAAGCATAATGTTAGGACATAATGGTGGGCCAGTATTATCTGATATATGGCAACCTTCTGACAGTAAAGATTTAGCATATAAAAAATTTTTATGGGATAAAGCTGTAAAAAAGTTTTGGAAAAGCCCAGACTTAATGATAGTTAAACTTAGAGTAAAAAGAGCTAAAGAGTTAGGCATAAGTTATAATGAACACGTATTAAGAATGAAAGGTAAACATGTCACCTAAAAAACTACAAGCAGATAGCAAGTATGCAATGGCAGATGCAGACGGTGATGGCATCATAACAGATGATGAGATGGATCGCCATGAACGCTGGATACGCCTAGAGAACGAAGACAAAATGATGGACACTCAACGTACTATGGCTTGGTTAGCTATGGGTACAACCATCGTAACTGTTGTATTATTACTTACACCTATTATTAATATACCACGTATGGAGTCTGCATCAGGATTTCTTAACACTTTTCTTGTAGCACAAATGGGTGTCGTATTAGGATTTATGGGTGCTACAGCATTAACTAAAACTAAATCAAAGGAATAAAATATACTATGGGAATGAAACAAGACTTAAAAAATCCTAAAGAGGGAGGTTTGCCAGCAAAAGAATTTCTTAAAGAGTACGGCATACCAAAATCAAAAGCTGTAAAAACAAACCCTAGAATAGCAAAGGGAATGAATAAAGGCGGTTTGCCTAAGAAAAATTTTGCTAAACCAGGATCTTACAGTAAACGTAAATAAAATTGCATAACAGGGTTGCATTATTATCTCTTTTATGTTATAACTAACTATGGTATAACATCCTTATCAGTCAATAGTACTGACGTATAGATAAAAGGAGTTATACAATGATCAGAAAATTACTAATTAAATACCATAATTATATGGCTAATAGAACTGCATATTATCAACTAATGAATATGACAGAGAGACAACTACGAGATCTGGGAATCTGTCGTGGTGAAATTAGAAGACTAACAGGATATGGAGAACGTTAATGAGAAATTTATTTATTGCAGGTGTTATTGTTACACTAACAGCAATGTCAGCACAGGCTGAAGGAGTTGTAAGAGGTGGTCTTTTATCCATGATAAAGCCAGACGCATCTGTTGAATACGGAATTAAGACTAAAAAATGGTCGGGAGACTTTGGCGTAACTGCAAACGTTTCAAGACTATCAATTAGACCAGCACTAGACTGGGGATATGCAAGTGGCGGTTCATTTGCTATTGCTGGTGCATCAGTAAAGAGTACAATAGCTTTAAGTAACAGCCTGTCTGCTTACTCTGAACTATCTTTAGACAAAGACTTTAAATATAGTGACCTGTCAATCGGTGTCGCTATTACATTTAAATAGGGAGAATAAATATGGATTGGATTACTGGAAGACTTAAAGAGCCTACAACTTATCTAGCACTTGCTCTTGCAGGTGTAGGACTAGGTTTTATGTTCAGCTTGCCTATATTAACATGGGCAGGTATTATAGGCGGTATCTTTGGTATCGTACTAAAAGAAAAAGGTGGGGCAGAATGATGCTCTACCTAAACCGTATTCTACGTGCAATACTCGCTATGCCTTGTACCTGCTGTGACAAATGTCAGTGTGGTAAATAATGTTTGGGTTAGGTAATGTACTTGGCCCTATAGCTGGACTTGCTGGTTCATGGATTGAAGGCAAGACTGCAGTACAAAAAGCTAAAGCGACTAAAGATTTAAAGATTGCTACAGGTGAAATAGACTGGGATCTGGAAGCTATGAAAGCTACACAGAACTCGTGGAAAGATGAATGGTTGACACTGCTGTTAAGTGGCCCATTTATTTTATCATTCTGTGGGGATTGGGGTAGAGAAATTGCAGCAGCAGGATTTGCTGCACTAGGAGAAGCACCACAGTGGTATAGTTATAGTTTAGGAGTAGTAATAGCTGCTTCATTTGGAATAAGATCAGCAACTAAATTTTTTGGAGGAAAGAAGTAATGTCTAATAAAAGTGATCCAGCATGGTTAAAAGCATTAAAAAAAGAAGCAGATGATAAGGGTTTAAGTTTTAACGAACTACTAGTTAAATATATGCCTAATCTTAAAGATAAAGATAAAAAGAAAACAACAAAACCAAAAGTAAAAGCAGCTAAAGGTGGCATGATGAAGAAAAAAGGTTATGCTAAAGGTGGCATGATGAAGAAAAAAGGCTACGCTGCAGGTGGCGCAATGAAGAAAACTTCATCTGCACAAAAAGGTTTAAAAAAACTACCTTCATCTGTTCGTAATAAAATGGGTTATATGGCTAAAGGTGGTATGACAAAAAAGAAAAAAGGTTACGCTAAAGGCGGTGTAATGAAAAAGAAAAAATGATGAGCAATTACAGTACGTGTTTAGAAATAATACTTGAACACGAAGGCGGTTTTGTAAATCATCCTAAAGATCCAGGTGGCATCACAAATTATGGTGTCACCAAGAAAGTCTATGATAAGTGGGTAGGTAGAGAGACTACACCTAAAGAAATGCGTGATTTGACGCATGAAGACGTGGCTCCTATCTATAAAAAGAACTATTGGAATAGAGCAAAATGTGATCAACTTCCTATGGGGGTTGATCTTTGCGTATTTGACTGGGCTGTTAACTCAGGAGTCTCACGATCAGCTAAAGCGTTGCAACGTATAGTCGGTGTAGAGCAGGATGGCGGTATAGGCCCGATGACTTTACAGGCTGTCGCTGAAGTAGAAGTAAATGAGATAATAGAACAAATGCATTATACACGTCAAAGTTTTTATGAGAAGTTGTCTACGTTTGACACCTTCGGTAAAGGCTGGACTAGACGTAATGATGAGACAAAAGAAAAAGCACTGGAGATGGCTCATGGCTAGACAACTAACAGAAAGACAGCAACAGTTTTTATCTGTACTGTTTGATCAGGCTGGTGGAGATGTAGCAACAGCTAAAAAACTTGCAGGTTACTCTGATGCTACTAGTACTACTGAAGTTGTTAATTCTATGAAAGAAGAAATATTAGAAAGCACACAGAGCTTTATGGCTCGTAATGCTCCTAAAGCTGCAATGGCTATGGTAGGTGGACTATATGATCCTACTGAGCTAGGCATAAGAGATAAGATGGCAGCAGCTAAAGAGTTACTAGATCGTACTGGACTTGTTAAGACTGAAAAAGTACAAGTAGAAGCTAAAGGTGGAGTTATGTTAATGCCACCTAAAAATACGGTAGACGATGACTAAATCACTAGGTAGGTGGAAGTTACCTCAACCGACAGATATAAAAGAAGACAATGAATGGGTATCAATACCTAAGATTTCTCGCACCATACCTTTTGGCTACGAAGTAGACTCAAAAGATAATGGCATATTAAACCCTATACCTGATCAACTAGATAAATTAGAAATAGCAAAACGTTATTTAAAACAGTATTCGTACAGAGAAGTATCTCAATGGTTAACTCGTAATACTGGTAGATATATATCTCACGTAGGTTTAATGAAAAGATTAGAGAATGAAAAAAGAAGAAACAACAAAGCTGCAAGCTTACGCAGATGGGCAGACTATGCGAAAGAGGCAATCGCCAAAGCGGAAAAAATCGAAAACCAAAGAGTCGGTTCAAAAGAAAGCAGCAGCACAGAAGAAGCAAGAACAGCCTAAAGTAGTAGAAATATATAAACTTGATCCTATTGAAACTATTGAAGAGCAACATAATGTTATCTTTAAACCGAATGAAGGGCCACAGACTGAGTTCCTTGCAGCAGGTGAAAGAGAAGTTTTGTATGGCGGTTCAGCAGGGGGCGGTAAAAGTTATGCAATGCTTGCCGATCCGTTACGATACATGGGTCATCCTTCTTTTTCTGGGTTATTACTTCGGCATACTACGGAAGAACTTAGAGAACTTATATTTAAGTCTCAAGAGATGTATCCAAAAATCTGGCCTGGAATAAAATGGTCAGAGAGAAAGATGCAGTGGGTCGCACCATCTGGCGCAAGATTGTGGATGTCATACCTCGACAGAGAGGATGACGCTTTGCGTTACCAGGGTCTGGCGTTTAGCTGGATAGGTTTTGACGAATTAACTCAATGGCCCACACCATTTGCATGGAATTACATGCGTTCTCGTCTACGATCCACTGCAACCGATCTACCTATATACATGAGAGCTACTACCAACCCTGGTGGTAGAGGACATCACTGGGTAAAGAAAATGTTTATAGATCCTGCATCTGTAAATAAAGCTTTTAATGCTACAGACATTGAAACAGGAGAAGATTTAAAGTATCCTGCAGGACATGAAAAAGCAGGTAAAGCACTATTTAAACGTAGGTTTATACCTGCAAGATTAAAAGATAACCCATACTTAGCTGAACAAGGTGACTATGAAGCAATGCTTTTATCTTTGCCTGAACAACAGCGTAGACAATTACTGGATGGTGATTGGGATATTAAAGAAGGCGCAGCCTTTACAGAGTTTGATAGAAGCATACATGTCATTGAGCCTTTCGATATTCCTAGCAGTTGGGTTAAATTTAGGGCATGTGACTATGGTTATGGAAGTAAGTCGGGTGTGGTATGGTTCGCTGTCTCACCAAGTGAACAACTTATTGTTTATAGAGAACTCTATGTAAGTAAAGTATTAGCTACTGATTTAGCTGACATGATATTAGAATTAGAAGTTGGTGACGGTGGTATGAGATATGGAGTGCTTGACTCCTCACTGTGGCACAAACGTGGTGATACAGGCCCATCTCTAGCAGAACAAATGGTACAACGAGGTTGCAGATGGCGGCCTTCAGATAGATCAAAAGGATCTCGTGTAGCAGGTAAAAACGAAATACACAGACGATTACAGGTAGATGAATACACAGAAGAACCTAGACTTGTGTTTTTTAGTAACTGTACTAATATGATAGCGCAATTACCTGCACTACCAATAGACAAGAAAAACCCAGAAGATATTGACACAACTTCAGAAGACCACTTGTATGATGCTTTAAGATATGGTATTATGTCAAGACCAAGGTTTAGTATATTTGATTATGATCCTAATACAGCTAGAACAAATAGAATGGCTATAGCAGATACAACATTTGGATATTAAAGGTAAAATAAATGGCAGAAGATAACGAAGTATTTATTGAAGATGAAGCAATTGTTTTAGAAGATTCTGAAGACTCTATTATAGAAGATGCAGATGTATCTAGTATTATTCCTTTTGTTATGGATAGGTACACTAGAGCAGATGATTATCGTCAACAAGATGAAACACGATGGTTAAAGTCTTATCGTAACTATCGTGGCTTGTATGGTTCTGATGTACAATTTACCGAAGCTGAAAAGTCTCGTGTATTTATTAAAATAACTAAAACTAAAACTTTAGCAGCATATGGACAAATAATTGATGTGTTGTTTGCTAATAATAAATTTCCAGTAACAGTAGATCCTACAGAACTTCCAGATGGTGTTGTTGCAGATGTAAGTTTTGATCCAAAAGAACCTGAGCAGCTAAGAGAATCAGATTTAAATAAAGAAGTCAGTCCATATGGATTTATGGGTGACGGTAGAGAAATACCTGCAGGAGCAACTGCTAATACATTAGCTCAAAGTTTAGGTGAATATGCAGATAAACTTGATGGTATTGATAATTTAAAAATAGGTGCAGGCAAAACTCCATCGGCTATTACTTTTAGCCCAGCTATGATAGCAGCTAAAAAAATGCAAAAGAAAATACAAGACCAGTTAGAAGAGTCTAGTGCATCTAAACATTTACGTAGTACAGCATTTGAAATGGCTTTGTTTGGTACAGGTGTAATGAAAGGCCCATTTGCAGTAGATAAAGAATATCCTAACTGGAATGAAGACGGTGAATATGATCCTAAAATTAAAACAGTACCACAGGTATCTCATGTATCTGTGTGGAATTTTTATCCTGATCCTGATGCTAACAATATGGAAGAAGCACAGTATGTAATTGAACGACATAAAATGTCACGTACTCAAATGCGAGGACTAAAGAAACGACCATTTTTTAGAGCTGCTGTCATTGACGAAGCAATATCTATGGGTGAAAATTATGATAGAGAACATTGGGAAGATGATTTATCTGATTATGCACCACAGCATGGTACAGAAAGATTTGAAGTACTAGAATATTGGGGTATGTGTGATATAGAAATGTTACAAGAACAGGGTGTAGATATACCTGAAGAGCTAGAAGAAGCAGACGAACTACAGGCTAACATCTGGATATGTAACGGTAAACTAATTAGAATGGTTATTAATCCATTTAAACCTGCACGTATACCTTACATGGCTGCTCCATATGAACTTAACCCATACAGTTTTTTTGGTGTGGGTATAGCTGAAAACATGGATGATACTCAGACATTAATGAACGGCTTTATGAGAATGGCTGTTGACAATGCTGTATTGTCTGGTAATCTTCTTATAGAAGTAGATGAAACAAATCTAGTTCCAGGCCAAGACCTGAGCGTATATCCAGGTAAAGTGTTTAGAAGACAGGGTGGCGCACCTGGTCAGGCTATTTTTGGTACAAAGTTTCCCAATGTTGCAGGAGAAAATTTACAGTTATTTGATAAGGCTAGACAGTTATCTGATGAAAGCACAGGACTACCTAGCTTTTCTCATGGACAGACTGGTGTATCAGGAGTAGGTAGAACAGCTTCAGGCATAAGTATGTTAATGAATGCTGCTAGTGGCGGTATTAAAAATGTTATTAAGAATGTAGATGACTATTTACTTAGACCTTTAGGTGAAGGTTTATTTAGATTTAATATGCAGTTTGATTTTGATCCTGATATTAAAGGTGATTTAGAAGTTAAAGCTAGAGGTACTGAAAGTCTTATGGCTAACGAAGTACGCAGCCAAAGATTGATGCAGTTTATGCAAGTTGCATCTTCACCTACTCTAGCACCCTTTGCAAAGTTTCAATATATAATTCGTGAAATTGCAAAGTCAATGGAATTAGACCCCGACAAAGTAACCAACAATATGGATGAGGCTGCATTGCAAGCAGAACTAATGAAAGGTTTTCAACAGCCAGCAGCACCAGAGCAGCAACAGCAAGGCGCACCAGCAGGTGCAGATGCAATGGATACATCAGGAGCAGGTGGAGGTACTATAGGTACAGGTACAGCACCTACACCACAGGAAGAAGGGTTTAGTGGAAGTGGACAAGGAAATACTCAGCAAGCTCAAGGGGCTGGTCAGCCGCCCCAAGGAATGGGCCAACTTCAATAATTATTTAGAAGAATTAATAACACAACAATATCGTACTATGGAACAGACTGACAATATGGTTGCAGTACACAGAGCGCAAGGTTCTATTTACACGCTACGTAGATTGCAAAAACTTAGAGATGAAGTATTAAAGTAATGGCAGATCTTAAAGATGTAATTAACTACATAGAAAAAAGAGAAGAATCTGAAAAATCTTCTAAGCCTTTAGAAGAATGGATTAGTACGAAAGAAGGTAAAACTGTTGTAGATAGTTTACCTATGGAAGAACGTAGTTTTTTTAAGGATATTGTTAATAGGTATCAAGGTAGTACTTTATCTAAAGTATTAGGAGCAGTAAAAAAACTTAGCACTGATGAAATTAAACTAGGTGTGTCAACAGAATTTAACAAAGGTGGAACCCCAATGATGGAAAAACAAATGGAAATGTTTGAAGATGGCGGTCTTAAAGATGAAGGCGGTATGGTAGATGAACAATCAGGTAATGAAGTTCCTGTAGGAAGTAGTCGTAAAGAAGTAAGAGACGACATACCTGCACAGTTAAGTGAAGGAGAGTTTGTATTTCCAGCAGACGTAGTTCGTTATATTGGATTAGAAAAATTAATGCAGCTTAGACAGCAAGCTAAGATGGGATTGCAAAGAATGGAAGATATGGGTCAAATGGGCAATAGTGATGAAGCTACAATGCCTGATGATTTACCTTTTAGTGAAGCAGATCTAATAATAATAGATGGTGATAAAGAAGTAGAAATGGCTAAAGGTGGTGTTCTTAAAGCTGCAGACGGTACAGACGTAACAACTAGATTGTTAAATCCTTCTGATGATATAGTAGATAAAAGAAACAGAAACATAACATTTAATGACATGATGGGTGGCATGCAAATGCAACCTAAAACGTATGAAAATGAAGCTGGTGATCAATTAGTTATATTACATGTAGGTGGTGCGCCAATGTATGCTCCTCCTGTAGGATATAAGTTAGTAGAAGGTGATACAGACAGTGACACAGGTAGTGATGATGAAGGTACAGATAAAACAACAGAAACTTCATCAACGTATGCAGAACCTCGTGAGTATGGTGGTGAATTAGATGCATTAGGAATGGTTCCAGGTTCTGTAGGTAGTGAACAAAGTTTACGATCAGCATTAAGTAGAGAGTTAGAATTATTAGCAGGAGCTAAACCTACATTTATAGAAAATATAATTAGTAAATTTGGTATTGTAAAAGCTATTAAAGCCTTAGATAAAAAAATAATGGGTGATGATACTAGGGCTACAACACTTAATAGAGCAGTTGATACTCTTAATGACATGATTAATGAAGGAATGGAAAA